AATGGCAAAAGACAAACTTGCTATGTTGAAAGAATCCTATGTTTACATTGGTAGAAAACAATTTAAGCCAACTGCAATTGTCAAGAAAAATCATGTTGCATTAAGAAAATGGTTTGAAATTATGAGATTATATAAAACTTGTGAGCATCTGGATATAGTAACTAGCGCTGATATAGGACTAGTTGAGCGCTATTCTTTGATGTATGCAGACTATATGCTACTTATGAAAGCCAAAGCTGAAATAGATAAAATGTGCAGAACAGCTTTGCAAAATAGTAAGGTGTGCAATGAGCATAAAATAGACACAAAAATAAATGCAAAAGCAAAATTACTAATTACAATGGAGACAGAATTATTTCTGACACCGCTTTCAAAATCCAGAGCAATTCCAAGAACTAAAAAACCTGAAAAGAAAGACGGACTAGTTAGTAAAGGATTTAATTTATGATAATAATTAAAATAATATTTTGGATATAGTATGTAGAGATACTACTAATTGAAAGTGTGGTTTTTTTATATTTACTAGATAAAATTTTAAAGGAAACTAATGAACGATTTAACTAAGAGATTATTATTCTATAGTAGGAATGTGTTAAGTGGGAAACCTCTAACTTGCAAAAAGCATAAGTGGGCTTGCCAACGATTTATAAATGATTTAGAAAGGGCTGGTACTGATGACTTTCCTTACGAATTCATCCCAGAAAAAGCAATTAGATTTATTGAATGGTGCTTATTATATAAGCATACAAAAGGGATTTTAGTTGGTAGGCATATTGATTTATATCATACACCAGTTCTACTATTTATAGCTTGTAATATTTATGGATGGTATCATATAAAAACTGGTTATAGAAGGTTCAATAAATTATTTTGGGAAGTAGCTAGGAAAAATGCTAAGTCCCAGACACTTGCATTGATTGCTACTTATGAATTGATGGCATTTGATGAAAGTGGTGATGAAGTTAATGAGGTTTATTGTGCGGCTACAAAAAGAGAACAGGCAAAAATAGTTTACAAAGAAGCAATTTATATGTTAAAAAGATGTTCAGAAATGGCACCATATTATACGATAGTTAATAATGAGATTAAGCACTTAAAAACGGATTCGTTTATGAGGGCACTTAGTGAGGAAGATAAGAAGACAGGTGATGGTCTCAATCCTCAGTGTGGGATTATAGACGAGTATCATGCACACGATACGTCCGAGATGTATGATATTATAGACTCAGGTATGGGGGCACGTAGGCAGCCATTGCTAGCCATTATAACTACTGCGGGCTTTAACCTTGACCACCCTTGCTACAGGGTAGAATACCAACTGGCTGGCAAAATACTGAACCCTGATGTACCTTTAGCTATGGAGAATTACTTTGTGCTAATAAACGAATTGGATAGGGATGAAAAAGGTGAGTTAGTAGATGATATAAAAGACCCTGAAGTTTGGGTTAAATCAAATCCCATAATTGCTAGTTACCCCGAAGGCAGAAAATATTTAAAAGACAGGTTGGAAGAGGCACTGGAAATTCCTGAGAAAATGAGGAACTTCCTAACTAAGCATCTTAATATCTGGGTACACTTAACAGAACTTGCATATATGAATATGGTTAAGTGGAGCAATTGCTACTTAGACCCTCTCCCAGATTTGAAAGGTTTATCAGTTTGGATAGGTATTGATTTCTCTAGTAAGATTGACCTAACTAGTATGTCCTTTGAATTCAAAATTGGAGATGACTACATAGTACTTTCGCATTCTTTCATAGCTTCAGAAACTTTTGAGCATAAAAGAAAAACTGATAAAGTCCCTTATGGATTGTGGGCAGAACAAGGCTGGCTCACTGTCCAAGAAGGCCCTGTTGTGGATTATGTGCAGGCTATAGAATACGGGAAAGAACTAGTTAGAGAAAATGGTTGGTTTGTTGAAGCGTGGTGTCTAGATCCATGGTGTGCTAGTCAGATTATGAAAGATTTAGTTGATGAAGGTGAAGAGGTTATCGAAATTAGGCAGGGTGCCAAGACACTTTCAGAGCCTACAAAAGATTTTAGGGATATGGTTCTACTAGGTAGAGTAAAGCATGATGGAAATCCATTATTAGCATGGGCTATAAGTAACGCAGTTGCTGAAGAAGTCGACAAGAATGAAAATATTATGCTCAATAAAAGAAAATCACAGGGACGCATAGACCCTATCGCATCACTAATTAACGCACATGTTAGATGTATGGTTGCAGATGAGTATAGTGAACCAAATATAACATTTATATAACGAGCGTGAAAAAAAGACGGCTGTGGTTTACAAGATGGATATTTTTTTGATGTTATACCCATCGGAAATGAATAATAAATTAGGAGAATTATAATGGACAAATTACAGAAAATAGAAATCATTAGAAATTCTATAAAAATATTAAAAGTTGAGATAAATAAATTACAACAAACAATAGACGAACACACGGAAACAATCGAATTAAATGAATTTCAAATCGTAGAATTATACAGAGAACTTAAAGAGAAATAGTTGGGATATAACGTGCGGGTAAAAAACTTGTAAATTAAACGGAGATAAAAATGAGTAAACAGCAAATAAGTATAGAAACACAATTATTGTTTGAATTAGTATGGTCAAATAGTCAACTTGGAAAAGAAGAATATAAAAGGAATCAAAATTACAACAATCAACATTTCCATCATAAAGTTGAGGAAAAATTGATTAAGTTTATGGAAGATAAAAAGATACTAAAACAATATATGGCATGGGCAAAAATAAAAGATATAATGACAAAAGTTTAATTTATAAATTTTTACCTTGTTGTCGGCAGTTAAACACTAAATAAGGAGAGTATAATGGAAGAAATAGAATTTATTGAAGGAATGCTAGTGAAATTGAGAGGCTTAAAGGCTTCTATTAAGAAAAAAGATAAGTTAAGTCAAAAAGCCTTTGACATGGATCTTGCATCCCATACACCAAATCAAATAGAAAAAGCAAGTGTAAATCTTAATTGGGAGTGTATGAACTTAGATAAGGAAAGAACACGCTTTGCAAGAGCATTCAAAGGCTCGACACTTGATGTAGATACTGGTGAAAAGATATATAAGCCGAGCGGATTTCACACTTATAAAGGTTAGCAAACTAATTGCCGACAACGGAGGTGCGAAAAAGTGCGTAGTGCCATTTTCGCTTTGTTGTGTGATAGTCTTTAATAATTGGAGTTTTTAATGGAACAGAATACGATAATACACGGTGATTGCTTAGAAGAAATGCCAAGAATAGCAGATAAATCAGTTGACATGATACTTTGCGATCTACCTTATGGAACGACTGCCTGTAAATGGGATGTAGTCATACCATTTGAGCCTTTATGGAAAGAATACAAGCGAATAATAAAAGATAATGGTGCAATAGTTTTATTTTGCCAACAACCCTTTACAAGTTCCTTGATTAGTAGTAATTATGATATATTTAAGTATATGTGGTATTGGAAAAAATCAAGACCATCTGGATTTGTAAACGCAAAATTAAAGCCACTAAAAGATATTGAGGAAATAGCCATATTTTCAAAAGGGACAACAGCAAATAAAGCTATCAACAATATGAAGTATTACCCACAAGGCTTAAAGGAAGTCAATAAAAAATGGAAACGCCCACGATCATACGGAACGGGAAAGGGTGTTAATCCTACTAGGAAAAGTCATGAATTGGAGAGAGTTATACAATTTGAAGGATATCCAAGACAGATTTTGGAGTTTGGGAATCACAATGCAAAACAATTACACCCGACTCAAAAACCCATTGCACTACTTGAATACCTTATAAGAACATATACGAATAAAGGCGAATTGGTATTGGATAACTGTGCAGGGTCAGGCAGTACAGGTGAAGCTTGTGAAAATACAAGCAGGAATTATATTTTAATTGAAAAAGAAGCAAAGTATATTGAAGTAATAAAAGATCGTATTCAGAGAATTAAAAACTCACAGGCGGAACGACTGTTTAACGATTATTAAATATTTCACACAACACAAGGAAAAAGGACGTTACTTGTAATGTCAATACTATATAAAGAAAACTAAAGCAAAAGAAAAGGATTGGGGTAAGAAATGTTTGAAACTGAAGCAAATAATATAGCAATTTATTCAGGTGTACCAATTAGCATGGTCACTAACTGGCTGGGAAGGTTTGCTGGTCAATTTAAAGAAATTAGAGAATTGAAACCTTTGCCAATAGAAATAGCAGGTGCTATAGTTACAGGAAGAACTATATGCGAATATAAAAGATGTAATTTTTTACTTGCTATTTAAGAAAAGTTGGGACTATATGATCAAATAAAGCCCATATAAGCCGTTTAAAGGCTTTTAACAATTTAAGCCCCTTTGCCATTAGGGGCTTTTCTTATGCCCTGTAATACCCTTTAAATGGCGTTCTAGTGGCGTTTCGATGGCGTAATGACCGAAATATTTTATTTATGTTTACTTTTGGTTTTATAATTAGCATATTATAAGAAAAAGGAAGGCTATGAAAGTTCTATTTATGATATTGTTAATTATGAAATTTGTGCTTTTAGTGGGTGGTGGAGGCTTAATTTGGTATGGTGTAAGCCTAGTCAATATCCCAGCCTCGTATGTACTATTAGGCATGTATTGTGTTGCTTTAGGCTTCCCAAAGGTAGAACAAAAAAAAGGTAAAACGTAATGATTCTTGATAATCTAATTAGTAATGCTATTAAGTCTTACAGGTCTATGACTATGTCAGATGTAATTAGTGACTGGATGTCCGGGAAGTCTGAAGAGCTACCTAGTGAAACCTCTTCAGGTGCTCATGTTTCCCCAGCAACTGCACTTACACTAAGTACTATTTACGCTTGTGTCAAGATTTTAGCTGATACTTCAGCAAGTTTGCCATTACAAGTATATAAGCAAATTCAACCAAAAGGAAAAGAGTTAGCAAGAGAACACTACTTATACAAATTGCTGCATGATAAACCAAATCCCTTTCAGACTTCCTTTAAGTGGAGACACTTAATGATGACTCATAAGTGCTTGTGGGGTGCTGGGATAAGTGAAATTGAATGGGATAAAAACGGCTATCCGATAGCCTTATGGCCTATCCCACCTTGGAGAGTGAAACCACTACGTACTAAAGATGGAGAAATATTTTATAAGGTATTCCTAGATAGTGGTGGTTCTAACTACAAACTTCTAGCATATACAGACGTGATAGTATTTTCTGCAACTAGCACTTCTTCATTTGAATGGATGTCACCTGTGAAAGTTCAAAGAGAAACTATCGGAATGGCGATGGCAGTTAAAGAATTTGGCGCAAAAACATTTGGCCAAGGAACTAACCCAGCGGCAATAGTTACTTATCAAGGGCGCATGAAAGAGGGTGCTGAACAATCACTTGAAGACAAAATGAAAAAATATGTCGGGCTTGGTAAATCTCATAGACTTATGCTGTTAGAAAATGGCATGGAATTTAAGCGTGTTGGACTTCCTCCAGAAGATGCACAATTTTTAGAAACTCAAAGATTTAGCGTATCAGAAATTGCTAGGATTTATAATATCCCACTTTATATGCTACACGAACTAGAAAAACAAACTTCATTCGGCACTGGTGTTGAAGAGCAAAAAAATGGCTTTGTAACATTCTCACTAACTCCTCATTTGGTTCAAGATGAACAGGAATTTAAGGATAAACTATTTAGTGATATTGCTCCAGGATATTTTCCTGAGTATAACCTAAACGCACTACTTAGAGGAAAGCTAGCAGACAGAGTTCTTGCTTATGGAAAACTTTTTGCAATGGGTTCCATTTCTGCTAATGAGATAAGAGAGAAAGAAAATATGAATCCAGTGAAAGATGGTGATAAGTACTATGTACCACTTAACATAAGTGAAGTTGATAAACTTAATGATAACCAAGTAATTAGTGAAGATGATAATGATAATGACAATGATGATAAGGAGTAACAAATGAAGTTAGTACAAGCAGTATTTAGTATGGAAGATACTAGGGCTGAGAAGGGTGAAGATGAAGCTCTGAAAATTGTTGGATATGCCGCAAGATTTGAGAGCCTGTCCGTGCCTATGTGGGGATTCAAAGAAAAAATAAGGGCTGGTGCGTTTGCAAAGTCACTAAGTAAGAATAACGTAAAGTCATTATGGAATCATAATTCTGACAAAGTTCTCGGTTCTACTAAATCTGGGACTTTGCAATTAGAGGAAGATGAGAAAGGATTGAGATTTGAAATGATGTTGCCAGATACACAGGCTGGTCGTGATGCTCATGTCCTAGTTAGCAGAGGTGATGTTAATCAGATGTCTTTTGGTTTTCTAATTAGGAAACAGGAATGGGATGAAAGTGAACCTAAAAA